TTGACAATAGCAAGGGAAAAATAAGTCTTTCCAGTAGAGGTTTCACCAGCGATGGCAGTAATCTTATTAGTAGAAACGCCACCATAAACGGAACCACTAACAAGCGCATTGAAGATATAACTTCCTGTATCAATGAATCTTTCTGTTTCATCTATGTCTGCTGCAATCTGGGTGTATTCATCACCAATCTCTTTTACTATCTCTTTTAAAAAATCCATTAAATTACCATTCCATAAGTATCACGAAGTATTTTTTTGTAAGGACCGTCAGGATTTGCTTCTCTAACATCCTTCACTAATCTCAATTTTTCATATAATTTTGTATCTTCAAGTAGGTATGAAACCTTAGATCTATGAGGATTCAATGCCTCAACTATAGTTGCAAGATCTTTATCATCAATAGGTAAATCCATTATGTAAAAAATAATTCAAGGTTTACAGTTTTTTCGACGTTCCACCCAATCGCATCAAGAATTGCCTTAAGTGGTTCAACGAAGCTCTTCTCAAATTGTAGATCATAATCTATGTATTTGTCAAGTCCAAGTTCTTTTGGAAAGTCTTGAATAAATGATATAACATTCTCTTGTATAACATTTGGTCTTCGAAGATATATAAATTTTAATTTCTCACCATTATTAATCAAAGAATACTTATTATCTAATTTCTTTTTCTTCACATAGTGATTAAAAAGGAGTGCCCCCCTTATGTGTATTGGTGTTCCTTTTGCATAGATTGTAGATGATGCCTGATATTTACGAACATTAGATGCAGTTCTTGGAAATGCAATATCTTCTGGTGGTAGAGTTTTAAATTTTGCACGACAATCATCTATGAAATGAATTACATCTTCTTCAGTTCCATTCATCATCAATTTAAGACCATCTTTAATCATTGTGCGACAAGGAGCAGGAGTTGATGACTTGACTGCTTCAATACCCATCATCTTCAGTTTGGGTTCTTCGTATCTTACACCCTCACTATCCCATACGTTTAGAATATATCTTTTCTTTGCTGTCCATATACCACGTTCTGCGATGTTCTCTCTCTTCATAAACATCTTTTGATCATATGCATTTACATACGAGGCCAATTTTTCGTAAGAACTCTCAATATACTTTTCAAATTCCACCTCACAGATCTTATTAAGGAACGACACAACGCTCTCAGCAGTCTTTTCTCTGCCTTCGTATACCCTATTGACCAAATCACCCAGATTGAGATAGATACTATCAGTATCACTTGCAATAACATAATCAACATCCTCCGTTTTTAGTATTTTGTTTAGATAAGAGTTCATACGATTCTCTATCCAACGGATAGAAACCTGACCAGAAAGAGTAATCGCTTCCGCATTTGCCAGTTTATAGTAACGGAAGTATTGATTACCAATCGCACCATAGGCACTATTCAGTTGAATCTTTCTTGCCATCTGAATATTGTTACATCTGGCAATCTCTTTCTCAAGAGTTTTAGTTGGAGTTTTTTCATATGCCTGTTTTGCTGCAAGCATCTTCTTCTTATAAACAGTTCGATCCTTGTATATCTTTTCCATAATCTCTGGAAGAAATCCTCTTTTGTCCTTACGATACATTGCACCATTTGCACATACAGCAGTATCTTTGTATAGTTCAAAGTTTAGTTCTTCCGAAAGGATTCGATCAACCGTAGCTGTTGGATGTCGTTCATCCTTGAGGGTCTCAGGGGAAATATTATATTGCATAATAAGGTGAGGATACAGAGAATTAAGGTCAAACGAAACCACCCAATCATACTTTCCCGGAATTGGTTCTTTGACATAAGCACCTGCGTATTTTTCATTCTTGTTAGACCTGTTCTTTGGAGGAATAACAATATTTCTTTTCTTTAAGTAGTTATAGATTATTGTGTCCCACATGCGAACTTGTGAGAATACATCAACATAATTTGCCTTTGCGTCATAGGCCATTGTAATTGCAAGTTCAATCAACTTCATCTTGTCTTCCATGCGGTCAACCAGTTCTACGTCAATAATGTTATATTCGACAAACTTCTGCCAACCTTTTGTATAGAAGTCCTTAAATGTATCATACTCAGAGTGATCAAGTTTCTTTTGACCAAGTTCAACACTTGCAATATAGTCCAATCGATATGATTCTTGTGCCTTGTAAGTAAACTTCTTATAGAGATTGAGATAATCAAGTTGAGTTACAC